GCGATTATCGACCTGATGCTCGCGCACCAGCCGATCCGACCGTCGCTGGCGGCGCGGCATTATGACGACACCGACCTCGACGGCGCGCCCGATCCCGATCGGTTGCGCGTTGCGTGTGCCTGGGCGGACCTTCTGCTGGACGGCGCGAGCACCGCTTACGAGATCGCCGGTCTGACCGAGCCGACAACGAGCAACGTCGTGCAACTAAGGGAGGCCGCATAATGGCGGACTACAAACTGGCGGAGGAGCTTGCCCCCGGCGATGTCTACATCTCGCGGGGCACGCGTCCCCGGCGTCGCGATCAGACTTATCGGGTGATCGGCATAAGGCCGGGACCTACCTCGACCGTTATCAATGTCTCGGTCGAAAGCATGGACGGGGACCGCCCCAAGTGCCGCCGCACGATTAGTTTTTTTAAGGCCAATCGCGTGGAGATGGTGGGTTCAAGGAACCTGCACTTTGTGCGGCTCGCGGGGGAGGACTGACCATGTGGCTTCCGAACAACATCATCGCGGACGTGGAGCGCGTCGCGCGGATTTATTACGTTGCGGTCAACGATACCAAGCTCTGGAACGAACATCGTCGCGACGGCGAGCTTCGGTTGTTGACCGGCTGGTGTTGGACGGCGCGCAACGGTCGCGCATTCCGGCAGGGCTTCAAGACGGCGACGGTTGCCTATCGCGACGCTTGGTATGCGCTGGTGAAGGAAAGCGAGGCGCCGCCGATCGCGCGCCCTCGGTTGCGCGTCGTCGCGGATAAGGGGAGGGCCGCTTGATGGCGACCATGCCAACCGCCAAGCCGGCGACGCGCGCGGAGATCGCGCTTTATGGTCATATCGCGGCGCGGCTACGCGCCTTCCTGACGCAACGCGAGATGTCGATCCCAGACCTATCCGAAGCGATCGGTCTCGGTCGCGGTAGCGCGACGGCATACAAGTGGCTCGGCGCGCATGGCGGACCGTCGCCGAAGATGCGCGCCAAGCTCGCGAAGGTGACCGGCATCCCCGAGACCGACCTGATGCCGCGCAAGCCGGGCGAGCCGGCGCCGGCTCCGTCGCAAGCGGTCGCGCTCATACCAGCGACCAAGCTCGCGCCGGTTCGCGTCGGCGACGTGCTTTCGTTCGTGGTCTCGGGAGACGGTATGGCGCGGATCAAGCTCGACGTGGTGCTACCGCTCGCGACCGCGACGCCGCTTTTTCGAATGCTACTCGACGCGGGGATCGTGTTCGGGGAGGCGCCCCAATGAAGCCGAAGCTCCTGAAGGCGTTCCGGCGGGACTGCGACTTCGCGGCGAAGCATCTCAAGCTTTACGGCTTCGTCCGCCTGATGTTCGTCATCCGAGGCCATGACGGGCAGGTTATCCCGATCATGGTTGCCGGTGGCGAAAAGGCGGACGCCTATCGCGCGGTGCAACTCGCCGCCGTCGCACACGACGCGGAAGCGGTCTGCTGCATTTCCGAAGCATGGACATTGCCGCCCGAGGCAACGACGCTGGACGTGGTGCCGTCCGAGTCAGAACGGCGCATCGAGGTCATCGCGGTGCAACTGGTGACGCTCGATGAAGCGCTCGGCTCGATGCGGGAAATCTTGCGCGACGCGGAAGGCAGGATCGCCGACCTCGGACCTGAGCGCATGAAGCCGACGATGGTGCCGGCACGAGACTTCGGCGGGATGATGTCGAAGGTCGTGCCATCGCACCGGCCCACCCCGGAAGCTCAAGCGGAGGCGCGAGAGTTGCTGGAGCAATTCGCCGGCCGACTAGCCAGCTAGGAGCGCGCCTAGGCGGCGCGGAGCGGGCGGGGCGCCATAGTCCTAGCCGGCGCCGCGTCGCCAGCGCCTAGCCCCGCTCCAAGCCTGACGGCGGTAGCGCTTCGACGCCGCCTTGGCGCCCGCTCGGCGTGAGCAGGCATTTTTCGACAATCCGCGTCAGCATCGCGTTGCGCGCTTCGGCATTGTGATTGACCACCCAGGCAAGCGCGCCGAGGAAAAGCACATTCATCACGATCAGCAGCAAGAACGCGGGCGGCAGGACGCGGATCAAGCGCTCACTGATCGAGATTAGGACGCCACTCGATGGCGAGGACGGCGGCGGATCGGACATTTCACATATACACGCCATAGGTGGGCGCATTGACCACACCGGCTGTGCTGCCGGGGAAATAGTTCAGCCCGCCGCCGTTGGTGTGGATCAGTCCTCCGGTATCGACGTAAAAGCGCTGGCCGGTCGCGGCACCGGAAAAGGCGCAACCGTAAGCAACGAGCATACCGTGGGAACTCGCACTCGCGAACGACGTGGTAAAGGCGGGCGTGCCGGTCAAAGAAATGGCCGAATTCGCAATGGAGATATCGCCCCCAAGTCCCGCTAGTATATGCGACCCGCCCCCCGCCGCGATCGTGTAAGGATTTCCGTTTGATGTCACGACCCCAGCGCCCGTCGTGACGATATGTGCCCAGTCGCAATGCTGGAAAATTACATTACCGAAAAAGATGTAACCGCCTGAGCCCGAGATCAGCCCAGCACCCATATTCTGATAGCTGGCAGGCACGCCCTGCGCGGCTAGGGAAACGCCTTGCACATTGATAACACCACCCAAGTCGGCGGTGACGGCGGAATGACCGGTGGGCGGCGCAAACACGACCAGATTAGGCTGCGAGAGATTGCCCGATATGGTGACGCCAGTGATCGAGGTGCCAAGCGGCGACCCCTGGCATATTAACGGATCATTGTATGTGCCGTTGGCGAATTGCAGCGTCAAATTGTGGTTGTTTAGGTCCACCTGTAGCGCTTTGTTCCATGCGGCTTGTCCGGTTTTGAGCGGCGTTCCGGGTGTCATCCCGTCGTTGCTGTCGTTGCCGGTAGGGCTGATGTAATAGGTCGTGTCCTGCGTCAGCTTGAAGCGGAGCATCTGGCGCAGTGCGGCAAGCAGTTGGTTGTCGTTCGTCTTGTCGAGAGTGAGGCCCGCAGCCTGGATGACGGCCACAAGTTCCTCTTGCAGCGCGTTCATAAATTCATAGCGCACGACGGTCGCGAGGAAGCCTCCGGTGCCCGGTGAGCCTCCGGTGAAGAACCCCGGCGTGCCTGCCGGTCGCGGCGCTGGTAGCGTCGGGACGGCGGTCGGATCGTCAATGCGGTGCATGTTACGTTTCCCTTGTTTGCGGCGCGTCGCCTAGCGCCTGCCGCTGTAGTTGCTGCCCCATGCTATCGATGATCGGGGCCTGCGAATTCAAACATCGGAATGGTGTGCGCGGGCGCATACTTCTCGATCAGGCATTCGAGTTGCGCGTTGCCCCACCACGCGAGCGGTTGCTCGACGCTCGACTGATCGACGCGAAAGTAAGTGATCGCCCCCGCTTCGCCGACGACGGTCCAGGCATAGTCCCAAGCGGTGTCATTCAACGGATCGTCGGCGCGGTTGATGTCCACCCGGAACGCGGCATGTTGCGTGATCTCGATCGTGTAGCCGTAGGCTGCGGCGAGCGCGATAAAGTAATCAATCGACTGACCGCCGCGATTAGAGAACTTAAAGCAAACCGCTTGCTGGCGCTGCTCGACCGTTTCGAGCGGCGCGCACTCGGGCAAGCCGAGCGTCGCTTCCCACTCCGGCAACATCTCGGCGGCGACGCTGCAAGGGAACGTCTCGGCGATGACTTCGCCCGCACGCGCATGCAACCGCGCCCAGGTCGGCATGAGAGTAAGCAGATCGACGGCCTGGAACGTCCCCCAGCCGCGATGCCAGATACGACCGCGCGGCAGGAGCCGCTGAAACTGCCAGAGATAATCGACGGCGGACGCGAACGGGAGCGGCATCAGACGACCGAGAGTGTGCCCATGATCGGCAGCGCGCCGGCAGGCGCGACAACCGGCGCGGTCGGGGTGATGATATCGAACCGGTTGACCCCCGGCGTCGCCGAGATCGCTTGATAAAGCTGCGACGGATAGATCGTGCCGGCGACTTCGCCGATGACGAGGAAAGTATCGACCAGCGTCGCGGTAATCGCGGCCTCGGTCTCCGTCGTCAGCGGGTCGAGCGACCCGAGCGTGATGTCGATCGGAAACGGGATCGGCGCGGCGACGAACACCAGCGCGGTGACCGGCTGCACCGGCCAGATTTGATTGGCAACGATCAGTTGATCGCCGGTCGCCGGCAAGGCGCGCGTCTCCTCGGTCGCGACGCCATCGGTGCCTTGCGGAAAGCCGCCGTGCGAGGCGTTCGCGTCGTCAAACATGGGATAGACCTGGAGGCTTCCGGTCGCGGCACCGGACTGGACCCAGGCGCGTGTGCATCCCGGCACCGTCAATGCCCACTCGATGTAATCCGCGCTCGATCCGCCCTGCGGCGGGTCGGCATACTTGAACAGCATCCGGGTTCGCAGTTCGTCCTGGGTCTCCTGGTCGGCGCCTCCGGTGAGCGGCGACGAAATAACCCCGCCCGAGTTGATCCCCGGCACCGGACTGGCGATCGAGATCGCGACGCCGATATCGGCGTTCGTCGCGGCGCCATTGATAGCAGCGACGATAGGCACTGTGAGAACGCCCGTAGCGTCCACGGTGCCATCGGCGGTCGTTGTATAGGGGGTGCCGTCCTGGCGCGTCAGCGGCGCCCCGGAGGGCAATACAAGGCCAGCGGTTCCGGTGAACTGTGCGGCGCCGGTCGAGGGCGTCGAGTCCTTCTGATAGACACCGATCAGCGCAGCCCAGGCGAACAGATATTCGTCGGTCGCGGTGAACGGAACGGACTCGCGCGCGATCCAATCGACATACCCATACACGCCATACGCGAGACCAGACATCACCCAGGCAAGCACGCGCAGGACGGCGTTGCGCAGCAGGCCGTCGAGACCGGGAACGCCAGAGGTCGTAATGTCCTGGATCGCGGTATTGCGGAGCGCGGTCAAAGTCGGTCGAGCGAACGGCATATCACCTCACCATTGCGCGGGCGCGTTGCATAGGCGGCGACGGAACTTGCACAGGCGACGCGAGCACGGCGAGACCTTGCCACGCCCAGCCGAAGGTAAAGCGGGTCAGCGAACCATCAGGCTTTACGATCGCGATACCGATCCCGAGCAAGGTCGAGCCGGCGCCACCGAGCCAAGACGTATTTACGATGACCTCTTTCGCCACGCCGTCATCGACCAGCCATTGCATCGCGTCCGCCGCGTAGCGTTGCGCGAGACCGAGCGTGTCGCGGGTTTTCTTGGCGCGCTCCAATTGCCAGAGGTTGGAGCCGAGCGGCTGATCGTTGTATGGATCGGCCCACCAGCCGCGCCGGTCGCTCGATCCATCGGTCGGCACGAAGTCGGGCGTCGCGAGCTTGTCGGTAAACAGCGAGACCAGACACGCGGTTTCGAGGTCCTGCCCGGTCTGGAGATCGCCGATCGCAAGCGCCCAATCGCCTTGCGCGTTGCCGTTGTCCCAGAGGATGTAAATGTCGCCGGTCGCGTTCGCGTCGGCGAGCGGTCCATCGGCGATAGGAACCGACAAGCCGGTGCCGGTATAATCCCAGATCGTTACGTCGTCCCAGATGGTGCCTTCGTCATCCCACCCGGTCTGAGTGCCCTCGATCCATCCGGTCATGTGCCGGGCGTCGGCGGGTTGGTCGGCGCCTCGCTATCGCCATGCGAATCGCCGCCTTGCGTGTGGGTATGCCGGCCGAGCGTCACTTGATCGCCCGTGCCCCAGCCGCGCACGACTTCGCCGGTCACATGCAGGTCGCCCGTCATCTCAACCAGCGGACAATCGATGTGGACCTTGGTGCCGCAGGTTACGCTGATGATGCGGCCGCGCGAGAGCACCACCTTGTCGCCTTCGTCGGTATAGAGCGCGACCTCGCCAGACTTGAGGTTGCGCAGGCGATACTGCTGATTGCCGGTCGCGATGATGACGCCGTTCGAGCGGTCACCGGAGCAGAACACCGCCATCGCGTCGGTGCCGACCATCGCATGCGAGGCGAGGCCGTAGATTTGCGAGACTGGCATATTGTCGATGGTCTCATTGGGAAAGCCCCGCACCTGGGCGCGGTGCACCGGTCCGGTATCGTCGGTGGCGGTGATCTTCATCGGCGCGACCGACATCCTGATCCGGCGGTAAAGCCGATCCGCCACACTCATGTCGCGACCGTCGAGGTCGATGGCGCGAAGGTCGTCGGCGTCGCGTCGGCGTTCGGCTTGGTCGGGTTGTTGTTGTTCACGTCGTCTTGCGTCACCAGCATGTTCGGCGAAGTCGGCTCGACGCTGAACGCCTCGGGCGGCCAAAGGCCAAGCCGCGCATGCTGGCCGCTTTCGTCGCGGAGATAGGTCACGGTCCCGATCAGCCAGCTTTTGTTCGCGAGCTTCAATTGCGGCGCGGTGATCGGCGCGAGCATGTTGGGCGACCAGAGCTTGCCGGCCGCGTCGCGCCAGCCGTCACAGGTGACGGTGAAATTAAAGCTCTGGCCCCAGCGGCGGTTCTTTTCCCAGATCGCGCGCTTGCCGGCGAGCGGCTGGCCGAGCACGAACTGTTCCGAAATGACATAGAGCTTGCGGAAGCGCGGCACTTCGTCGTCGCGGACGATCTCGCCAACGGTCGGCATGTTGATCCCGGCATCGGTGCCGAGTGCCATCGTCGAGATCAGGTGGCCTTCGTATTCCTGGTAACGTTGATCCATCGAGAACATGACTTCGGCGGACTCGACGTTATCGCCGATCGTAAAGCCCGAGCTCATCGACGTGGTGCCGACCTTGGCGAGCATGATCGAGCCGTCTGGCATGTCATAGACCAGCATTTCGGAATAGCGCGTTACCCGGTCGATGATCTCCCAGACGGTCTCGCCGAGGTTGATATTGAACTGCGGCACCTGGATGCCGTCGCCGGCCGTGCTCTGGACGGTGACGTGATACGGCGCGGCGAGCTTCTGCGCGATCGCGAGCGTCGTGCCGTTGACAACCTGCATTCCCTCTTTGCTTTCGCTTCCGGCGCTGGTGTTCTCGACCAGTGCGGAGCAATCAACCAAGTCCTCGCTCTTGCTGCGGCCCTCGATGCGGATCGTATGGTTGCCGGCGCTGATCGACGAAGCGTAGCGATCGACATAGCCGGTCAGCACGAGATCGGCGCCAATCTTGACGGTGCACGGCTGGCCGGGCTTGAGATCGATTC